CCTCCACATCCATAGGGCGTCCGCAGCGTATCAAAGGTGCGAGGTTGTTAACTACAACGTACTTGAATTTAATGTCCTCAGTTAGACACAATCACCATAGGATTAGACAGCAAGCGACCCTTAGCATCAAACTCGGGGTGGAGCCCGGCATGACGTAAAAATGCACCTACTGGACGCCGTATATTACCAACGGAAGCACGAGCATAAACACTCGCGTACTCCCGCCAAATAGGGTTCGAATAATTGTCCAAGGTCGGACAGGAGATAGGTGTTAAACTATCTTTATCTTCAAAATATTTTTCGATAATAAGTTGGTCATCTATAGTGATTCCATAAAGATTTTGAACTAGAACACGGGTTGCGAATCCGGGTTCCTCATACAAGGTGTTGTTCTTATCTTTCATGGCTTCGAGTAGCTGTTCTCTATCCCACTGTGCTAAAGATCGGGATTCGAGATATTTTTCGACACACACCGTAGTGGTCAAACGCAAAGCGCACTCGGCGAGTCGTCCAATGATCGGACAACCCTTATATTGGTGAGCAAAGGACAGTGCTTTACTGCGTAATAGAGCCATCTTGGTATCATGGTTGGAACTGACATAGTCACGTCCCGCCCACCCAAAATCTGCTAACACTTCAAGCGGATTCGTAACATTCTTCCGATCTTCCAAATCGAAAACAATGCCACAAAAACTTGCAGCCTCGAGCTTGTCATGTAATTCCAACTTCATAACAAGACCCAATTCCGCAAACATCTCAGTAGTAGGGGGAGTCCCTACCATTGTGAAGAGGCCGTCGTCGCCTTCTACCACACCTGCTACACCTGTGTTGCCATTACGTTCACACGTAAACAGCATCGCCATCAGGTTAGTAAAACCATTACCTAGCGACGTACACATCTCCCCGGACATCCTCTTACCATCCACCTCTACTTTAAAGTACTTAAAATAGCAAGAGTTAGTGCCACCTAAGACACCCCGCACCACACGCATAAAGTCATCGTGGTCGGCCAAACTACAAGTCATATAGTCATACAGTTCGAATTCACACACCTCCATCAGAGGACGTATGAAAGAAGCTTCAAATGAAGAATAATCCGT